TGCAATTTGCTCTGTAAGCGATACCGATTGGATTGAGCAATGCATCAACGGGAATACCGTAAACGCTTTGAAGTCCAACTCCGTTAATGTGCCGTGGCTATAATTCCATCCCTCGTCCGTGGCGATGTCTTTGAATACCTTAAATGCGGTTCCTATGTGGTTATTTATCATCGCTTGTAACTTTGTTTAATGATTTTTTGTTCCATTTCCGCAATGTCGCTTTCGTAAGCGGTCCAATACAAAGCGGTGTGAATGGTCTTAGTATAGACATTTTCCAATTGTAGGAAATTTCGGTTAGCGAGTCGATAGACCATTCCAAACCATCCCCATTTTTTGGTAAGGCGGTTTTCATCTGCGGTGCCATCTCCACCTCCAAATACTTCTGGATAGAATTCAGTAAGTCGATTCCTAAACTCCAAAAAAAAACCATGGCCCCAAATGCGGTGTTGCAATCTAAATCCTTAAACCCACTGACAAGGTTTGCCGAATAGGGTGCAACCTCATACCTTCCGTTCTGTCCGCTATGCGTAACGGGGCGATACAACACACTCATCACCTTCCACAAATCGTGTGTTTCTTTGGTGTATGTTTCAATGTCAATAAACTCACCCACCGACATATCATCCAAGTTTGGAATAAACCCGTATTCAACGCCATCCATTTTGAACCTGGGCGTGAATGTTGGTTGTTCTGTCAACATCAATGTAATGCGTTCGACCGCCTTTTGTAATACATCAAACGGCATGGCCATGACCTCGGTCATTGTCAACTCACAAAAAATTGATACCGCTTCCAATTGGCGTTGGGTATCTTCCATGTCTTCTTTCAGACCTTGATACGCCAACATTTGATGCAACTTTACATCCTTTAACGATGTGGGTACTAATATGGTTTTTGATTCAATCATCTATTATAAAACGACCAAACCCCGCTTTGTTATTCCAACGCTTCATTGAGCAACACACACACTTTGGCGTATTGCCTTTGCACCTCCTTATCGGTGTACAAAATGTTGCTAAACTCGTTTACAGAATTGATTGCCGTTGAATGGTCGCGATGGATGATCCGCCCAATTTCTGCCCACGGCATCCCTAACCTTTTTCTGCAAATAAAGTTGAACATGTGACGGGCGTATAACGATGCCCGTTTCCGCGATGGGCAAAGTATCTCATCTGGTGTTAATTCGGTTACCGTACAAACCGCCCTCAATACTTCCTTCCAATGGTTAGGTGCATCGTTAAAATCAACCCGTGGGTTTATTATTTCCTTTCGTAACGCTTGGATTTTGGTTAGGGCTTCTCCTTGTATCTGCACTAACAATAATCGCAGTCGTTTAATTTCTTGTCGTTGGTTGTGTAATTGCTGGTAATGGCTTGTCATATCAAAATAGTTTAGTTTGTATTAATTGTGGTCCACTCCATTGCTCTGCCATTGCTTTGGCTATTCCTGGGAATGTTTGACTTCTTATTTTCCATCTCAAATCACCCTTTCCCCATGTTTCTGCATACCATGTGGCTTGGCGTTTCTTTTTCCCGTTCTTATCTACCCATTCTTTGAACTCCCCTTTGCCCACAACATCGGTTGCAATTAATGGTTGTAATCCTTTTAACCACAGACAAGTTGATTTTTGAAACGGATCACCAAACATATAGGGTTGAATGATTTGGTCGTATTTGCGTATTTGGGAACTGATGATACCAATGGGGTTTTCAATTGCAATTTTTGGGATGGGGGCGTTCATTAAATCCCGTACAAATTGTAATCCTTCTTGTTGCCTTCCATCTGCAATCTTTTGTTTGAACCATTGCGAACCACTTAACGCCAAATGTGTACACGGCGGGAACGCAATCATCATATCCCAACCATCGTTTATTATGTCAAACACATCGCCTTCATAATGTGGCCCTGGTTTATCAGTTGGAAGCAAGTCGCAAGACATGGCATCGTGTCCTAATCGGATAAACTCATCGCGTACCGCACCGCTATATTCACACGCAATCAGTATTTTCATGGTTATTTGTCCTCACAAAGATACAAATAAACACGAAATAAACAAAATTATCTAATATCGTAATTGCCATAATTGGATTTGATACCCAATGCCATCATTTCATGATAACGCCAACTGTCAATGGCGTGATCCGTGCCAATGGGGTTGTTCATACTTCGCCCCTGGGAATCACTATCCCAACAATAATTCCGCAACTCCTTAATTAAATTGGTGGATGTGGATGTGATAAGGTACGATTGGGATTGCATTATTTGTATTCCATAGTTGATGGAATCCTTGCCCTTGGTCACCCCCTTGATTCTGATGCCGTATCTTTTGATTTCATCGATTGATTTTGGTTCGGCACTATCCGCATAAACGGGTACATGGTTGGGTAATGCCTTTGCAATGTCTGAATTAAGCATTCCCGTGCGGTATGCAACCTCATTGATGATGCGTTGACCATTGTACTCATATACGGCTACGATGGCCGTGGGGTCGTTTGTATACCCAAAATCCACACCAATGCCAAGCAACCTTGCATCCTCGGGGATGGTGTCAATGGTTTGCCAATTGGAAAAGATAACCCCTTGTAAGTTTCCAATCTCACCAAGCCCGTATACCCGAAACCAATTTTCCCAATACTTGCTTACTTTGGCTTTTTCTTTGGCTTTAAGAATGAAATCCACGGCACTTTGTGGGGCCGCTTCATTGTCCATATAAGTCAAAATAATGAAATCGACATTGTCATCCTTCATAATCTCGCTATGAAACCAAAATTCATTTGACGGGTTCCAATCTAAAAATATCGATTGTTTCGTACGCATTGCAAGTTCCATATAGGAATTAAAATCGGTATTGTTGCACTCATTGATGTATAACCGATCCCTTCTTGCCCCTCTTAATTTTGCACTGTTATCAGCACTGAAAAATTCAATAAAACTTTCGTTCGTAAATGTGTACTTGAAATCACTGGCGTTCCAATTTCTATCGTTCCAACGATTGGTTTCCTTCATGATTTTTTTGAAATCCCGTATTGCACCCCGTTTCAAATGGGGTATACTTTCGGCAACTATGGATGTTTCGGTTTTTGGGTTTTTGATTGCGTAATCAATTTCAATTGGAATAATACCAAAAGTTTTTCCCGCCGATGAACCGCCTTGAACCCCCTTGACAAACTTGTCAAGTTTCAATAATTTATTTATGGCCGTGGTCCGTATAAACATATCGCAATTTCTTTGGCTTCCTCAAATGTTTTTATCCGTGGACCATACTTGTAAACCCGATATTGATTCCTGGCTTTATCATAGTACACATACGGATGGCCACTTTTGAATTCGGTTGATGTATTTCGGAATGTTAAATTCTCTGAATTGGTGGCATACCGCAAATTATCCAAATTGTTATTTGCTTTATCCCCATTGATGTGATCCACATACAAATCACTTTCATGTAAAAATGTAGACAACACCAATCGGTGTACATAACAACTTTTGGGATTGCCGTCCTTATCGTGTAATCCCACTTTTTTATAACCGTTGTCATTGGTTGCCACTTTGATTTTTTCGGGTATTGTTCTGGGTCTATTATCGCTTCGCATAATAACCCGCTTCAATGATTTGACATTACCAAAGTTTGAAACCTGGTAAATACCTTCATACCCCGTGATATCCTTAAAAATTTCCATACTCAAAGATATCGTAAACATTCTACTTATCCAAATCTTTGTCGGGGAATAAAGGTTGTTCAATAATGGTTTGTTCAATGGATTGGGTCGGCATACCGAATCCCGAATCCATCAATTGTTTGTACGCACCCACATCACCTTTCCTTGCCTTGTGTATCATCGCAAGTGTGATTAAATCTTCTTGGGATAGTTTTTCCAATTCGCCCGTAATGGGGTTCTTGGTGTCTTGCATTACCTCCAACCACTTCCGTGCGATGGTGCTTCGGTTCTTTGTTCCCTTGGGTTTCCCGTTGGGATTCCTTACCTCGCCTGGTTGGGCGGGTTTCAAATAATCTTTATTTGCCATAATTACTTATCATTTGCTTATCAATCGTTTGGTAAAATTGGGATTGGCATCCACCAAATTGGTTGATGTATTGGGCTATCATCGTGGGCCAAATACCATTGTTCTTCCATTATGTACCCTATCTGTTTGGTGTCAATTAATACCCATTCATTATCGATGGGGGTTGTTCGGTTGGTTTCTCGCCATGCTTTCATAATTCTAATAATTTCCAAACGGCTTGTTCGGGGGTTGATGCTATTTTTTGAAGTGCTTTTTTTACTTGCTTGTATTCATCGGGCGTGTACTCCAATGTTATTTTTTGGGTATCAATGGTTGGTTCTTCGTCTACCTCGTCAATAACCTTTGGTAATTCCAATCCCCAATCTTCCAAATCGTCTGCGTTAAAATCGTTGGCAAGTGCATCCCAATCCCACGATCCGTAATTGGTGTTGTCGCGGATTAAAAATTCCCTTTGGCGTTCTGCACTCCAATCAACTTTTTGGCAAGGTACTGTTGTAAACCCAAGTTCTTTCATTGCCATAAATCTTTGGTTGCCTCCCAAAATCATATTGTCTTGGTTGATAATTAATGGGCGAACCATGGTCATATCTGGAAACTCCCGAATTGACTTGACCAATTGTTCAAACTTGGAATCGCGGATCGTCCTTGGATTTGCCTCGTTGGGGTGTATCTCGTTTATGTTGTATGCCTCAATCATTTGTTTAGTTTTATGTGGTGTACTGTGATAAGATATTCGTTTTTCAATTTTGTTCCAAAGTGTACTTCGTGGTGACAATCGCGACATAACCCGATAAGGTTTTCGATGTTGTCTTTGCCTCCGCGTGACCTAGGCAATAGGTGGTGGACATCAATACATTGTTTTCCGCATTCGGGTACTTCACATTGAATCCAATCCCCTTTGTCATACCCAAAGTAATCTAAATATATCTTTGTCCACGGCTTCATTTCGTATCGCTTGTAAATATAGTTCATTACATACCCTTGGACTAATGCCCATTGATATTCCCACTTGTTCCCATGTTTTGCCCATGTCCTCGCGTAGAATAATTATGGCGTATTGCTTTGCAAGTTTTTGGCGGCGAGTAACCACGGCCCCCATTTTGCTCGGTCTTGAAATTTCTGTCTGCATTTTATACACATATAAATTTGGTTGGGTTCAATGTTTGGCCCCGTTTCGTTTATCAGTTCTTTTGTTGATTCTTTGTGGTGGTCACAACAATCACAAAGGTTTCTCGTAAGTTTCATAAACTTGGGTTAACTCGTTAATCATGTTTTGCCATGCCTTGGGGTTGCACGAACATGGTTTGTAAATTCTTTTGGAACGGAATATGCGTGACCATATTTCCGCTATCTTGTTTGCCTCCATTGGGGCCAATGTCGTGTCGTTTACTGTCTTAAAATGTGTCCACCAATGATATTCATCCTCCGTCATGCACAATGGTTGACGGGTTGGGAACATTTTGTTCAATTTGTGTTTACGGGCATCGCAT